GCGGTGGCGACATTGCCGCCGTTCGCCATCTGATTGGCGAAGTCGCTGACCTGCCAGCCTGCTTGCTGAACGACGCCATTCAGACGCCTGGTGCTGGCGGCTGCGCTCTCCTGCGCCACAACGGCGGCGCGTGTGGCCGCAATACCTGCGGCTATCGCCTGTGCCGACTGCTGGGAGGCCACGCTGGTGCGGCCATAAGCCTGGGCGAGCATGCCCTGGATGCGGACAGCCTCCTCGGCCGACCGGTGGCCGTGCTGGACCTGCACGTCGACCGCCTCCAGAGCCCCTTCCAGCGTCTTGTAGCTGCGGCGCAGGCGCTCGACAGATTGGGCATCCTGCTCCCGCTGCTGGTAGGCCTGCCGCTGCTCCTGGGTCAGCGCTGTATAGCCGCCCGCCAGCTTGCCCGTGCTTGCGGTCAGCTGTTCCAGTTCCTGCCGGACATTGTCGACCTTCGTCTTGCCAAGCTGGTCGACCTGCTGGGTAATGCCCTCCAGGTCGCGCTTTGCCTGCGCGACATCCGCCTCCACGCTGAAGCGGGCGGTCACGTTCCGTCCGGCCATGGTGTCACCGTTCCTGTTGGAGGAGTTCCGCCTCGGCCGCGCTCATGATCTCGAAGGCGTCGAGCATGATGGCGGCCTGATCGCCGTAGCCGCCGGCTTCCGGCAGATGGCCGGCGGCGGGGATGATGCCGGCGGCCATGCCGCCGATCCGCCCTGGGTGGGGGCGGTAGGCGCGCCAGTAGCGCACCATCTCAAGATCCCCGTCGGTCAGGCCGAGGCGGGGATTTCGCTCGTGGCGCTCTCCGTAGAGGAGCCACGCGGAGCCGTCAGGTGCTTCTGCGCCGTCCGGGAAGGCCTCGGGCTGGAGGCTGACCGCGACGGCGATGCGGAGTTTTTTTCCAGCGCCTTGGTCGGGCGCATCAGGTTCATCGCCTTGAAGCCGATCGCCTGCATCTCGCCCTCTTCCAGGGCGGCCAGCGTCTCGTCGGTGGTGAGATTGCCACGCCGCGCGAAGGGGGCGTCGACGTTCTCCCAGCCGAGCAGGAAGTGCCGGCAGGCCACGATGGGCGCGACCGACAGATAGAACTCCTGATCACCCTCAAGCGCGGCAAAGCGCCCGCCCAGCGCTCGGGCAACACGGGTGATGCCGGGCCAACGGTCGCGGACCTCAGGGGCGGCGTCGGCAGGCCGACCGGCCGCCTCGACCTCATCAACGATGGCCAGCAGCTCCGTCAGGTTCACCGGGGCGACCGCCTCCAGGTCCTCACGCAGCGCGGCGTAGAGGGTGGCGTCGCCGGCATAGGTGGCGCCAGTGGCCGTCAGGTCGCGGCGGAAGGCGGCGCGCTGCAGGTGGCTGGCGACAGCCAGCAGATAGACCGGCTGCGGCGCCGCGTCGATCTCGTCCTGCACCTTGCCGATCTGACGCCCCAGCGCCTCGCGCTGTTCGTCGGTGGTTGCCTCGTCGAGGCGAGCTTGCAGCCAGTTCAGCAGTTCAACGCGCGGGGTGAAGCGGACCACGTCCTTGGCGGAGATAGGGAGCATGGAAGTCATCCTCTGTCGGGGAGGGTTAGGTGCGGGCGGAGCCGACATCTCCGCCCGCGTGGGCGCACGAAAGCGCCCCGTCGGCCGAAGCCGACAGGCTTTCCCGGTGCCGGCCGGGGTCTCGGGTGTCAGTGAATGCAGATAAAGGCGCCAGCGTCCTGACCGGTGCAGGCGAACTGGTGCGTGTTGGTCAGCAGCCCGTTGCGGTCACCCGGCTGCAGGTTGGTGTAGAAGGCCGCCGGGATGGTCAGGCCGACGCGGTTGCCGGCCGCCTGACCATAGCTGGCGTGGATGATCTGCTGGGTTCCGGCCCGCAGCGCCGCCATGCTGTCGCGGGTGGCGATCAGCGTCTCCAGCGGGTCGCAGCTGCCGGTCATGTTGCGGGCGGTGATGATGGAGGGGTCGAAGCCCTCGGCCGCGTTCGGGTTGTCGGGGTTCGTCATCTGGTTGCCGAACTCGACCGACAGCGACGCCATGGCCGAGACCACGCGGTTGACCAGGGCCTTGCCACCCTTCCACACCGGCGGGCGGGTGGCGTCGTAGACCAGACCGCCCGGCACCGCCGCATCCGTCTTGCTGACGAACATGCCTGTGAAGGTGAAGCTGATCCTGCCCACGTTGCCGCTGGTCAGGCGCAGCGTCGCGTTGCCGCGGCAGCCCGCCACCTTGTAGAGCACCCCGTCCTGGTAGAGGTAGAAGGTCAGGGACGGGATGGAGACCGAGGCCGGCTTGTAGAGCACGTTCACCGGCACCTGATAGCTGGTGCCGGTCGACAGCGCCGTGCCGAACTGGTCGGCGAGCGTTGCCACCTTGCCGGCGCTGTAGTCCGCCACGAAGGAGGTGGCGCCGGCCGCTGGGTTGCCGGTCAGCAGCAGCGGCATGCCGCGGTAGGCCTGGGCGGTTCCGCTGGCGCCGGCGCCGAGCGTCAGGCTGGTGGTGGTACCGGCGGTGGCGGCCTCGACCGCAACGGGCACGGCGGTGGAGGTGATGGTCTCCGCCCAGCCGCAGGCCTTCAGCAGCTTGCCCCATTCCGGGGCGGTACCGGCGACGCCCGAGCCCTTCAGCAGGACGTCGAAAGTCAGCTGCACCGTCATGCCGCCGGTGATCGGACCGCGGCCGTCCAGGCTGCCGGTCACCTCGTTGGTCTGCACGGTGTTCGGGTTGAAGCTGATCTGCGGGTTCTCGACCAGCACAGCATCGGTGCCGGCCACCGGCGAGGCATCGACGCCTTCGGTGGTCTCGATCTTCGCCAGCAGGGCGGCATTGCGGGAGCGCAGGGCCATGGCGGGAACTCCTTACTCGGCCACGGGCGCGGTCGGCGCCTCGCTGGCGGGCCGACGGCCCTTGGTGATGGTCGCCGGAGAAGCGGCGGCTTCGGCGGCCTTACGCTCTTCCTCGGTCAGGTTGACGAGCTGGTCGCCGTCGCGAAGCTCGAAGCTATGAGCAGGCGTCGGCGCCACCGCCGCCTCCCGATGGGACGGAATGTCCATGAGTGCTCTCCGGATGGGTGGAAGGTCAGGGGGCGAAGGCGTAGGGGTTGCCGGGCCGGGTCCAGTATTCGACGTCATAGGCGGCGAAGATGTCGCCCACGCCGCCGATCCCGTCCCCGTCAGCCGCGCCTTGATCGGCATCGGCAAGGTTCACGTCCACCGCCACGCCCCCTAGGGTCGGGTCGGCTTCCACGGCGCGCTGCAGGGCGGCCCACATATCGGAAAGGGCTTGGTCCAGGGCCTCGTCCGTGCCGGCCTTCAGCATGGCAGTGACCGTGATCCGCTCGATGTTGCGGGTCACTGCGGCGCTTGATTGCTCCGACGCGGCCGGACCGGACCGCATCACCAAGGCCGGCAGTTGGTCGGCGTCATCGTCCTCAGACAGCGGCTTGCGGCGCGCCCGGTAGACCTTGATCGTGCCGGGGACGTTCTCCGCCGCGACGGTGCCGAGCATCGTCAGGAAGGCGGACAGCACCTGCTCGCGAACGGATGTTGGCATCAGCGCAACTCCAGGCGCCAGAGCAGCCGATCGGCGTCCGGCCGGCTGGCCTTCTGGATCGTGTAGGTCTTCCCGCCGACAGTCAGGCTTCCGCCCTCCTTCATCACCGGGATCTCGGAGACCTGAACCTCTGCGATCCGGCTGATGGCGGTCACCTCCGCGTCGCCCCCGCGCCAATCCGTGTCCGGCTGGCGGAAGATGGCGCGACAGGGGGCGGCGGAAGACCCGCCGGGGGCGGTGTAGGCGGCGTCCGACGCCATGTTCGGGTCAGCGAACAGGACGCCGAACATGGCGTCGAAGACGCTCACGGTTACACCGTCCCGTTCAGGCGGACGTTGCCGGTGGCCGACGGGTTGGCTGCCGCCGCCATGGCGCAGCCAATCAGCGTGTTGCCGGTCGCCGTGGCGGTGACAACCTTGTTGGTATTGTCCCAGTAGACCTTCGCGCCGACGGTCCAGGCCTCCGCGCTGTTCTTGGCGAGCGTGTAAACGCCCTCGGTGCAGAGGTCGACATCGGCGCCGCTGGCAACGGTCGTGGAGGCGACGCCGAACAGGGCGCCAACCAGGCAGCCGGCGCCGCTGACCACGTCATAGGGGGCGGCGACGGTCACCGTCTTGCCGGGCTGAATGAAATTCTTCATCGCTGGTTCTCCAGAAACGGCGAAGGCGCCGCAGCAGGCGCCTTCATGCCGTCATTGTGGGGTGGTGGTTCAGTTGCCGGCGTTGCGGTATCCGCCCCGGTAGTCGACCGCGCCGCAGCCGAAGTCCAGGGTGATGCGCAGCGCCACGCCGTCGGTCCGGAAGCCCTCTTCGGTCATGAAGCGGGGGCCGGGGTTGCCTGCCAGATAGCCGTAGATGAACACCTCGGCGACGGCGGGATCGGCGAACAGCCACCAAGCGTTGCCGGTGATATTGGCGTCGGCCACGGTGGAGAGGCGCCCGGAGAACGGATTGACGTTGCCGGCCTGCTGCGGCTGGATCGCGGCGACCAGCTGCTCCGCCTCGGTCTCCTTGTCCGGACCGCACAGGATCACGGACGGGGTGATGTTCAGCTTCAGGCCGTCCATGCTGGTCTGCTTGCGCATGGCCGCCCGGCCAGCACCGATCGCCGCGACATCGATGGCGGTCCCGGCGCCGGCAAGGTTGCCGTGGCCCGCGTGGAACACGGCCTTGTTGTCCGACAGGGTCGGACCGGCGCCGCTGTTCTTCAGCATCATGGCGTAGAAGGTCGCGTTTTCGAAATCGGCCACGCGGCGCGACGCCATGCCGACCAGATCGGCGAAGGCCATCAGGTCGTCGTTCACCAGCACGCGGCGGCTGATGTTGACGATGCGGCCGAAGCTGGACAGCGTCACCTGCTCGCGGCCTTCGGAGATGGTGCCGTCCTTGATTTCGCCCGTCTCGCCATACTCCAGCAGCGGCGGGAAGTCGCCGGCCTGCAGGAACTTGTGCGGCTTGAAGTCATTGAAATCGCGCCGCTTGGCGAGGCGCCGATAGGTCGGCTCCGCCTGCTGGTAGGACTGACGCAGCACCTTGTTCGCGGCGGCCTCCAGCAGCAGCGGGAAGTCCGACGTGCTGTGCATGGCACGGCGCAGGATTTCGTCCGGGTTCCGCGAGCGGATGCCGCACAGGTCGGCCGCCATCTCCAGCATGCGGACGTCCATGTACTGGCGGGCGCGCTCGTTCTCGGGGGTCGAGTAGGTCGCGCGGGCAACAATGGCGTCCGCCATGGCCGAGCGGACTGCCGCCGGATCGTCATGGGAAATGCCGACGCGGATGGAGGAGGTGGGCGCCTGCTCCGAGCGGGCAGCCAGGGCAGCCAGAGCGGCGGTGTTGACGGCCTCGGCGGTGGAGCCGCCGTCCACATGGGTGCGGATGAAATCGGCGCCCAGGGCGTGACGCTGCGCCACGTCGTTGACATGGGCGATGCGGGCGCGCTCGGCCGCGATGGCGGCGCTCACCGCGGCGGCATCGGCGCCAACGGCACGGGTGTTGTCAACGGGCAGCTCGGTGCCCGGCTCGTGCTGGACGGTGTCCGGCATGGTGCTCTCCTGGGTGGCGGGCTTTGCCCGGTTGATGAACTCGCAAGGGGTGGACAGATCGGCGGAGCGGGTGCCCGCCCCGGCATCGGCGCCGATCGGCACCATGGACAGCTCCATCGGCTGCCAATCGATGGCGCGGTAGGTCGGCAAGGCGCCTTCCTCCTGCGTCACCTCGAACTTCCGCACGGCGTAGCCGACGGAAACGTTTCGGATGATCCCGGTTCGAACGTCGTTCCAGAACGGCTCGACGTCGGGGCGTTCCGAGAAGCGCACCAGGGCGGTGCCTTGATTGCCGTCCACTGCGGCCCGCTCGACCACGCCGATGACCTGGCTGAGGTCATACTGGCCGTGGGCGTTCAGCAGCGGCGCGCCGCTGTTGAGCCGGGTCAGGTCGCAGTGCTCGGGATCGAGCGACAGCACTTCCATGAAGCGCTCGCCCGTCCGGTAGTTGACGCGCGGCACTCCGGCACCGGTCGACCAGACCAGTTCGACGGTGCGCGCGCTCTCATCAACGGTTCGGACCGCTGCAGCGCGCGTCTGCATCGGAAGGTCCTGGATCAGGCTATCAGGCATTCGAAGGGTCTCCCTGCTGCGCTCCGCCGGCCTTCGTCACCTTGCGGGGGTCGGTGTCCAGAACGACGCCTGCGTCATCCATCGCGGCGTTGATCCGGGCGATGTCGGCGAGCTGCTGCTTGGGGTCATAGCCCCACCGGGCAACGAACTGGTCCCAGGTGTAGCGGCCCGTGCGGACGGCCAGAATGTCGGCGGTCATGTCCTTGACCGGGTCGATCGGCTCATGAGCCGGCGGGCTCCACTCGACCGGGTATTCGCCGGCCGGCAGACTGCCGGACAGGATCGCGGTCTCAATGAACCGGCGCCAGACGGGCGCGCAGAACATCGGGATGAGCATCTGCCACTGCGCCTGCTCGACCAGCCGACGGAACTCCACCTTCCCCGCCCGCAGGCTGGAGTAGTTAGCCTGCCGCAGGTCCCCGGTCATCTGGTCGTAGGTCACCCCGGTGCCGACCGCCATGGCCATCAGCGCGTGGAGCGTGAAGGGGTCGAAGCTGGGCGATGCAGTCGGGTTCAGGAACTCGACGCTCTCGCCCGGCCGAAGATACGGGACCATGCCCGGCTCCATGCCCTCCACCCGCCTGCCGTCCTCCGTCTCGCTGGTGACGCCGATCGGGTTCTGCCCGCCGTCGTCGGCCTGCGTCACGACCATCCCGATGCAGGCTTCCATCCTGGCCCGGACGATGGCCGCCTCGTGGAAGTCGTCCAAGTCGCGCGCCTTCAGCAGCACCGGGGCGAACCACGGCACGCCACGAACCTGCCCGGTCCGCAGCTTGCGATAGACGTGCATCACCTCCGAGGCGTCCACCACGTTGCTGGACAGGCCCTGCGCCGTGAGGCTGTAGGGATCTCCGGGATGGGAGTTGAACAGCCAGTAGCCCGTCCGCCGGTCCAGCGGGTCGAACTCTACGCCCTGGATGGTGCGGCGCCCGGTCAACGCGCTGTCGCGCGAGGCGTCAAGATAGTCGCCCTCCAGGACCTGCACCTGATAGGGAACCGGCAGGCGGTCTTCCGGCCGGCGGTTGCGGTGCCGCGCCAGCACCTCGCCGCCCTCCACGACGGTCCGCATGACGAGGGCCTGCAGGCCGGCAAAGTCCAACTGGCCTTCGGCATCGCACTGGGCAGACCAGCGCTGGAACAGCGCGTCAACGCGCCTGTCCAGCGCGTCATCGCCGGCCCGGCTTTGCGGCATGATGCCGGTCCCGACCACGTTGGCGGCCCAAATGTCCACCACACGGGCTGCATAGGGGTTGTTGCGCACCAGATCGCGCGAGCGGGAGCGCAGGCGCGCCAGGGCGGGGCCGATCTCAGCATTTGCGGAGGTGCCGGAGGTGTTCCAGCCATCCGTCCGCCGGCCGGTGACGGCGCCTTCATAGCTGCGCGTCATCAGCCCCATGGCGACGCGCGCACGTGCCCGCTTCGCGCCGGCCTCCGGGGAGAGCCAGCCGATAGCCTTGTCCAGGATGTTCATGGGTTCAGCCCCGAGAGAACTTGGTTACGCTGGTCCGGGTCGTGGCCCGCGCCGGCTGGAGCGGGTTCGGCACGCCAAGTGCCGTTGCCGTGGTGGCGATCGCCGTCTCCAGGTCCCGCATGGAGCGATAGTCCACCCGCTTGCCGTCGATGGTGACGCTGGTCGTGCCGGCGGCCCATGCGTTGACCAGGGTGTTCAGGTGCGTCTGCGTCAGTGCCATGCTCTATCGCCTTCCCCATCCGCCGCCGCGCCCGGCAAGCCAGCCGCCGCCGGGTTGCCGCCGCTCTTCCCGCTTGGCCGGCTCCTGTTCGGCAGCCGGCGCAGGTGCTCCTGTCGCCCTTGCCTGCGGCGGCTCCACCTTCACCGGCACAGCAAGCGCCCTCCGGAGGTCAGCCCATCGCGCCGCAGTCCAGCGCTCAACCCCCATGGCCACGATGCAGGCCCGGGCGTATTTCCAGCCATCCAGCGCCTCGGTGGCGTGGACCTGCTTCCACTCGCCGCGCGCCTCAACCCACTGATCGCCGACCAGCTGCTTGCACACCTCTTCGGTGGCCGCCTTGCTGAGGTGGACATAGCCGGCCGGGAACCCGGCGCCGCCGGCAGCCTCCTCGTCGGTGGGCGGCTGCAGGCTCAGCTTGCCGTACAGCTCCAAGGTCAGGACGTGGCCGCCGACCATGCCGAGCTGAAGGCCCCGCTTGCGCCGCCCTCCCTTCGCATTGGCTTCGCGCACGCTGGACCAAGCAAAGGACGGCGCCCCGATCGTGGTCGCGCCTTTCACGGGGATGACCAAGCCCGGATGCCTCTTCGCCCATGCCTCCACCTGGGTGGTGGCAAAGCCCGTGTCGGCTCCGACCTTCGACAGCCGCATATCCACCCCTGACGGGTGGCGCCAGGCGCCCTGGATGACGCGGGACGCTTCGTCCCACACCGCCGCGTCGTAGGGGTTGCCGGGGATCACGATGTGATCCACCAGCCAGCATTGGAGGTCCTGCCCCCATGCCCAGACGAACAGTTCGATGCGGCCGGGGCTCTTCTGCACGTCGAGGCCGGCGGCCAGCACCAGCCCGCCGTCCGGAACCCCCTGATAGTCCTCCCGGCGATCGTAGAGTTGGCGCCATGCCGGCGCTTCGCCCTTCACCTCGTAGGTTTCGGCCAGCACCTGATTGACAAAGACCCGGAGCTTGTTCGGATCCTTCTTGGCCCGGACGAACTCCTTGGCGATCTCCACCCACGCGGCACCGGCAAACTGAGAGTAGGCGGCCCAGATGTGGAACGACCGGTGCGGCCAGTTTTGCGGAGCATGCGCCCGCCACTCGCCGCGCTCGTCCATCTCGGCCTTGTGCTCTTCCTCGATGACGCAGCCGTTGACGCAGACATACCAAGCCCTGGTCGGCGCCTCCTTCGGCTCGTAGCGGATGCCCGCACCGGTGCCGTCGCCGAACACGAGGATCTGCATCTCGCTGCAGTGAGGACAGGGGACGTACCGGTATTCCTGTGTCCCCTGCTCAAACAGGGCGTCGATCTTGGAGAAGCCCTTGATCGTCGGCGTAGAGCCGGCGGCCTTCAGCGGGTCGTCGCTCGTCAGGCAGCGCTTGAAGGCCAGCTCCACCTGATCGCCTTCGACGCCTGCCGTCGGCGGGTAGCCGTCCGGCTCCTCCAGGATGACCTTGTCCGCGGTGATGCGGCGGAACTCCTTCGGGCTGTTCGCCCCCTTGATCTTGATCCAGCCGCCGGGGAAGCGCTTGGACCGGATTGTGTTGCTGCTGTTTCGCGTCTTGGTCGAGAACAGGCGCCGCACAGCCGGCCAGAGGATCAGCTTGGACACGTCGTCCTTGGCGAAGTCCTCCGCATCGTCCACCGTCGGCTGGTAGACCAGCACACGGCTGGGCGACTGGTCGGCGCAGTAGGCGATGTAGTTCTTCACGATCTGCGAATAGCCGATGCGGCTGGACTTCTTCGCCGTGATCTGCCGCACGCCCGGCTCGGTGAAGGCGTCCATCATGTCGACCTGGAAGGGGAACGGGCGGTAGCGCGTACCATCCTCCAGCCGGGCATTCTTCAGGGACCATTCCGACAGCGTCATGCGCCGGCGGGGCTTGAGTGCCAGAAGCCACCGGCCGACATGCTCAGCCAGCAGAGAACCGCGGACGCGGACGACGTCATTCTGCGCCATCGTCTTCCTCGTCTTCGTCTCCGCCGCCCATTTCCTCGGCGATCCGGGCCGTGCTCAGCTCGTCCAGCGCATCTTCCAGTTCCGTGGCGATGCGATCCTTCAGGCGGCTGTCGCCCTTGGCCACCTTCGCGGGGATGCGGTTCAGCTTCGCCTTGACCATCTCGATGACGGACACCACGGCAGCGGTGTAATCGGCGATCGGCACCAGTTCGCCCCGCTTCTCAGCGTTGCGCATGGCGTAGTTGTCGGCCTGCTCCTTCGCCAGCCGCGCTTTCTCGGCGACGAGGTCCAGGCCTTCCGCTTCAGCGTCGTCCGATGCCCGGCCCGCCGCCCGCTCACGCAGGTGCCGGATGTAGGCCACCCGGCAGGCGTCCAAATCCATCTGGCTGCGCGCGTCAGCGTTGAAAATCCCACGCTTCTTCAGGTCTCGGACGGTGCGATCCGTGATGTCGAGGTGTTCGGCGACTTCAGCTTGGTTTGCCACCGCCCCCTCCCATCCTCATGCCCAGGGGGAAGCGGAACCCCCTTGGCGAATTTTCGAACCTAGACAGAGATCGGACTTGTCCCACCCGCTATGGGGGAGCGGCCGGAAGGACCCGCCCATACCCCCCCCCTTTCCCTGCCCCATCCTCATGGGAGGCCCCGCCCTGCCCCTCAGGCGCCCGGTGGCGCGGGTCTCGCCCGTCGGTCGAAGGTCGGGCGCCTCGGGCAGGCGCGCCCATCAGCGGGCGACCTGCGGACTGGCCGCGCTCAGTCCCCCTTGACCGCGTCGGCGATCATCGCGGGGAAGCGGGCCTGCCACTCCCTCACCACGGCATCGAGGTCGAGCCGCTTACGGATCGTGGCCTCGCGCACCAGGACGAACATCAGGACCAGCTTGGCTTCGCGCCCTTGGGAGGTGCGGCCACTTGTGGCGCGCCGCACGCCTCCTGATTTGCCGGAGACCACGTCGGCGAACAGCAGGACGGACTTGCCCGCGGCGATGGAGCGCAGCGGGCCAAACCGCTCCGCCACCTCGTCAGGAGTGAGGAAGCGCCCGCGCGATCCCTTCGGGCAGTTCTTGGTCGGGATGGCGAGCCACCCCCGCTTCGATCGGATCGTCGCGCCCTCGTTGAAGGCGTCGATGATGCCTTCCCACTTTGCCGCCGACGGCGCACGCCCTCGGACGTACACCTCAGCAGCAGGATGAAGGCTGGCCCGGTTGCCGCCAGGGTAGGCGCTGTAGCCGAGCGCCCGGCCGAGGTTGCCGAGACCGGCGGACCGCATGGCGCCCCGCATCTCCTCGCGCATAGTCTCGGCAGCATGCTCGGTCACATCGGTGAGGCGGCGGGCTGCGTCTTCCGTGAACTCATCCAGCAGCCCCTTGAAGCTGCCGGTGATGGTGACGCTGGCGCGCATAGCTCACCCCACCGGCTGCGGCACGTCGACCGTCCAGCCATCCATCGCGCCCACGGCGATGCGCCCATCAGGCACGTCGCCCATCAGCGGACGGACGAAGCGGGAGGCGTCGGCGTACCCTTCGGCGATGGCTTGCCGCTCGAAGACGTCTGCCGTCTCGGCGATGGCCTGGGATAGAGGCTTAGGCGTGTCCGTCATCATCCATCTCCACGAACAGCGTGACGACGCCCAGCAGGGCGATGGTGACGCCGATCCACCAGCAGGCATCGGCGAGCGCCGCATAGGTCACGTCACGCCTCCACCCGCTGGCTCGCCAACACCACGCCGGTCAGGCCGCGCACCTCTTCGGCGATAGCCCGGACCTCCTGGCTCACAGCCTCGATCTGCTGGGCGATGGTCGCCATGCTGGCCGCTGTCTCGACCTGGGACTGCGCGGTCAGGCGCAGCGCCTCCACCACGGTCGCGGCGTCAGGGCCGGGGATCGGTCGGCGCGACCAAATCCACATGCAGGCTACACAGCCCAGCACCAGCAGCGCTGTGATCTGGGCCGCAGGAGATAGGCCGGCGATGCGGGCTAAGGCATCCCCGACATCGGGGATCGGTAGGGTTTCCATGAGTGATCCCCGAAAACGCGGAAACCCCGCGCGGCGGGTGCCGGCGGGGTTCTTCATGGGCGCGCTTCGCGCCTGAAACTGTCAATACACCCGAGATTACTAACAAATCGTAAACGCATAGGGGGTAGAGCGTGAATATCGGCGGTCGCGGGATGGCCATCGGGGGTCATATAACCCCCACCACCTCCCACGACGTGAGCGACGCGCGCGAGAGTTGTTTCGCTACCGCCTCCATCGCGGCTTCGAACCGGTCGGCGATGGCGTGTCCGTGGTCCCACATGCCGATGCTCGGCCAATAGTCGAGCGGGCAGTACAGCACCTCCACGCTCTCGGCCTTGTGTCCCACCACCTCGCGCCGGCCACGCCCGCGGAACTCCCGGATCGGCGTCACCACCGCGACGCGCTCGGCGACCTCCAGGCGGTAGGCGATCACGTCACCGGTCGGCGGGTAGACGGCCTGTCCGCGGCGGCTGTCACTGTCGGCGAGGTGTGGCATCGGCTGCGGCTGGACCGTCGGCCGACCCGGCGGGCATCCGATCTTGGCGTGTTCGATGACCAAGAGGCGATCATCCTCCGGCAGCGTCAGCAGCGCACGGGTCACCGGGCTCAGGTCCGGGTGGCTCTCCTCGGTCAGGCTCTTGTGCCGGCCGCCGTCGACCCAGCAGCCAAGCTCCTTCCACCGGAGCATATCCGCGACACCGTCGGTCGACCACGAGCAGGACGCATCACTCCAGCCGGCCGCCTCACCGATGCAGTTCCAATAGCGGATTGCCCAGACGACCATGTCCCAGGCGGTGCCGGAGCGGGTGCGGGCGGTAACAGTCACCGGCGGACGGGCGGCGAAGGTGGCGGGTGCCGGCATTGCGGTCATTGGCGGGCCTCCTCGAATGCATGCACCGCCGATCCGATGGTGCGCCCAACATCGGCCGGCGTGATGGTGATGGCCGCATAGACAGCCGCGCCGATGATGGACAGGGCGAGCGCGGCGACGAATGCGAACCACAGCTTGAAGAACAGGGGGATGCCGTGGCGGCGGTGCGGGTCGTAACGGTTCACGCTTCGGCTCCTTCGGTGAAAATCGGCTCGTGGTCGCCGGGCCGGTTGACGAGCGTCGACGCGCCGTCCGCCTCGAAGGCGTACTCGATCCGGCCCAGGTATTTCTGATTGTCCAGCAGGTACGAGACCGTGCCGGGGTGCCACCGACCACCGCGCTTGGTCCGCCGGCCTTCCGCCGTCAGCGTGTCGGCGATGGCTTGCAGCGTCGCGCCCGTGTCGCGCAGTTCGCGCGCCCGGCGCACGGTGGCGGCTTCGTCGTCGTCAATCTCCAGCCCGCCCGACATGTCGCGGCGATAGCCCAGCGGTGCGGCGCCGCCGGCAAAGCCGCCCTCGTTGGCCTTGGCCTTCCGGCCGCCGATGGTGCGCTCCAGGATCGCCTTGCGCTCCATCCCCGCCATGCCGGCCAGCACGCCGAAGACCATCTCACCCATCGGGGTGGCGGTGTCGATTGGCTCGGTGACGGATCGGATCTGAATGCCGGCGGAGCGCAGTTCATCCACCGCGGTGACGGCGTAGATCATGTGGCGGGCCAGCCGGTCGAACTTCCACAGCAGCACGCTGGCGCGGCGCTCCTTGGCGAGCGCGACGACGCGGCCGAACCCCGCCCGCTCCATCGGCCGGCTGGCTCCGGACACGCCGCGGTCGGCGATGACATCGACCAGCTCGTAGCCCTGGCTCTCGGCGAATGCCCGGATCGCCCGTTCCTGCACGTCGATGCCGAACCCGCTCTCGGCCTGCTCCTCGGTCGACACCCGGACGTAGCCGATGGCGCGTTGCGCCGCCTCCTTCCGGGCCTCCGTCTTGGCGCTGGACCGGGCCATTTTCTTGGCCGCGCGCCGGCTGATGGCGGGTGCCACGCTCGAAAGGATAGCAGCGCCGGAATTTATAAATTCTCGGCAGAATTTATAAACCCGTACAGATGCCGTACAGAAGCCGTACAATACAGAGGCCAGAGAAACACCCTTGGAGCCGTTGAAATGCCTCAGGATAGCGACTTCCCGGAACGCATCGACATTCGCCTTCGTGCTGGAACCAAGGCGAAGATTGCCGCCGCCAGCGAAAAGGACGGCATGAACGTCACGAACTGGCTGCGCCTCGCCATTGCGAACGCGCTGCGAGCGAGCGGCCGAAAGGGCGAAGGCTGAGCCGGTCATGCGGTCCCTCCGTGACCGACTGACGCCACCTGCGGATGCCAGCGGGCCATGAACTCGTCCCCCATCACCTCCCGCATCAGCTTGCGGTCGATGGGGCAGCGCGGGTTGTCCGGGCGCGGCTCGCCGGGCCAGAACCATTCGCCCTTGTCGCGGAAGGTCTTCAGCCGCTGGCGCAGGGTGGATTGCATGTCCACGACGATGTGCTCGGCCGGGCCGGTGTCGCGGCGGTGCTGCGGCGATGCGGCGCGCGGCGCGGGCTGCTTTCCGGCGCACACGAACTCGGCAACGCGGTCGGTCAGACTGTCACCGAACGCCAACAGGCTCTGCGGCGGCGTCGGCTTGGCCCAGGTCGCGAACCCGCGGTCGATGACCTCGTTCAGCAGATCGACGGTGCCGCCGGCATCGATGTGCTGCTGGGCCTGCGTCGTGATCGTGGTCAGGGGGGCAGGCAGGCGGCTGGTGTTCGGCCAGTGCTTTTCCCGCTGTTCGAGGAAATGCCGAGCGACCGCCGCCGCCATCGGCCGATCCGCCGGCTTGGGCTCGCCGGCCGGACGCGACGTTTCAGCAGGTGGCGGTATAGGTTCCTTCTTCTCTCCTACTCCTACTCCTACTCCTAGGGGAACCGCTCCCCCAGCGCTTCCCCCTGAGTTCCCCACTGCTTCCCCACCGCTCCCATCCACGTCATCCACTGAACCGGTGTCGGTGGGGGAGAAAGCCACCCACCCGTAGAGCGATTTCGGAAGCGGTTGCGGATAGGTGGGCTTCTTCGGCTTCTGGTATTTGCAAAAGTTCCGGATCGCCCCGAACTGGCGCTCGCCGACGGTGAAGGGGGCGATGAACCGCGCCTTCTCCAACTCCGCCAGCAGGTCGGAGACGTTGACGGCATCGGCCGGCATGATGCGCGCCTTGATTGTGCCGGGCTTCCACTCGAAGACGCCGCGGTCATCGGCTTCGCACCACAACCCCTTGATGAGTTCGCGCGCCGCAAAGGAGAGGCCCATGTACGCCTCGTCCGTGAAAATTCCAGGATGGATGGACCGGATGCGAGCCATGGTCAGGCCCCCTCAGTTTCGGTGAAGATCGGCGAAGGCGCTGGACGCGCCATCGTATTGCAGGGAGGTCGTGCCAACAGGCCCCATGCGCTGCTTGGCGACGATGACATCGGCGATGTTCCGGCAGGCGGCGATGGACTGTTGCCACCGCTCGTACCGGGAGTTGTATTTCGTGTCGTCCTCATCGGGCCGGCGCATCGGCTCGGTGCGGCTCAGGTAATACTCGTCCCGATAGAGGAACATGACCGTATCGGCGTCCTGTTCGATGGAGCCGGACTGGCGAAGGTCGGAGAGCGTCGGCCGCTTGTCCTCGCGCTGCTCGACCTGCCGGGAAAGCTGGCAGAGCAGTAGAACGGGCACGTCAAGCGTGGTGGCTACACCCTTCATCTCGCGGGTGATCTCGGTGATGACGGCGGTCTCGCCCTGGCTGCGGAAGCCGTCCGGGGCGCCCATGATGTTGAGGTGGTCGACCACGATCAGGCCGAGCCCATGGCGCTGCTGGAGGCGGCGGGCGCGGCGCAGGATGTGGGCGGGCGTGACGCGGGCCGTGCTGTCGATCCACAGCGGGAGTTCCGGAACCGACGAGGCGAACCGGGAGAAGGCGCGCTCGTCGATCTGGCCGCGGCGCTGCTCGTCGGCAGGAATGCCGGTGGCGCGGGCGAGGAAGCGGGCGCCCAGCTGGCGCGCGACCATCTCCTGCGAGAACATCAGCGTCGGCGCGCCGCCCATCTCGCCCCGCGCCTTGGCGTTCGCGGCGTTGACCGCGATGTTGAAGGCGAGGTCCGACTTGCCCATCGAGGGGCGGGCGCCAAGGATGATCAGCTCGCCCGGCTGGAGGCCGCCAAGGCGGCTGTCGAGATCCATCAGGCCGGTGGTGACGCCAGTCAGCGCCGTACCGGCCCGGTATGCCGTCTCCGCCGCGTCGATGGCCTGGGTGACGGCGTCGCGGATCGAGACCAGCGCCTGCGCCCGCGGCGCTTCGTCGTCCAGGCGGAGCAGCGCGGACTCATGGCCGTCGATGACATCGGCACTCGTCCGGCTCACCGACATGTCCTGCGCGTCGGCGACCAGCTGGAGGCCAAGCTCGATGCAGCGGCGGCGCTGGTAGAGATCGAGCAGCGCCTTGGCGTAGCCCTTCACGTCGCCGCCGGCCATGCTCTCGTAGAGGCTGGCGATGTAGGCATCGACGCCGCCCGGCGTGCCGGCCGCGTCCGGATCGTTGCGCAGGTAGCCGTGCAGCGTCGTCGGGTTCGCCTCCGCACCCCGGCTCACCAGCGCCACGATGGCATCATAGATGCGGCCGTGGAACTGGTCGTAGAAGTGCTCGGGCCGAACGATGTCCGCCACAAGCTGGACGCGCTCGTTGTTGGCCAGCAATTCACCGAGAAGCGCCTGCTCGGCCTTCTCGTTGCGCGGCATGGTGATGTCGGCGGGGTTCACTCTGCAGCCTCCTGGCTGGCGCCATCCTGCGGAGCGGACGCGAGTTCGGTCTGGCGCTGATGGATGTCCATCAGCAGCCGGATCGCGCGGGGCTGGCCGCGGAATTGATGCTCGACCACGCGGCGGATGGCGTGGAGGTAGCTGGCGCGGTTGATGTGGGTGGGTTCGCGGTCGAACCGGGCCCCGGCCTCGCCCATGGCGAAGCCGAGCGCCTTGAATTCGTCGGAGAGCGGAAGGAGGCTCATGGCCGGTCCTCCCGAACGATGCGGTCGCGGATGGCGGTCAGGCGGTCGATGCTGGCCTGCACCTGCTCGGCCGTCGGATGCGGCGGCAGGGCGTCCAAATCCATTGAGACGCCGTTTATCAGCTGTTGGACGGACTTCGGGCCGATCCAGCGGCGGGTCGATGGGGCGCGAGGAACCGTCTTCATTGGCGTTACTCCGCGGCCAACAGGCCATCGGCGCGCGGGCCGCGGCGATACAGCGGACCCATCTTCTTCCGTCCGGCCGGGATGACCGCTTCCACGGATCCCGGCTCAACGATCAGCAGGCAGGCGATGGCGTTGCTGGCGATCCAGTTCGGACGGCCAGCCTTGGCGGCGACCGATGCCACATCCGCCGGGTCATGACCGGCGGCGGGCAACGCAGACAGGATGGCGCGAGCGTCGGGGTTCATCGCCCGTCACCCATTGCCGCTTCGGCCGCGTCCACGAGCCGCTCCGGCGACCCGTAGAGCATGACGCGGTTGGGGCTCTTCGACTTGGCGGCAGCTTCGGCGTCCTGAGCGGCGATTAGCAAGAGCTCGGACGCCGTCCGCGCCCGGCGGACATGCTTGGGGGCGAAGGCGTATACCCCCCCCAGCGTCTCCAGCCGAGCGTCGGCCTCGCTCCGCTCCGACATCGGCCGCTCGACGTCCGTCACGGCCTGCTTGTAGGCGTGCCGGCGCAGGTCGGTTTCCGCCGTCCGAATGATGGCGCTCAAGGGAAGGTCGAAAGCCCGCGTCCCGTAGCGGGTCAGCATCATGGTCGTGCTCATGCGTCCTCCTTCGGGAATTCCACGACGACCCGCCCGCCGAGCGCGGCGGCCCACTGAAACAGGGCCTCCACGTCGGGGAGCATCGAGCCGTTCTCGTAGCGGGAGAGGGTCGTCTGCGTCCGGCCCATCGACCGAGCGACTTCGTTCTGTGTCCGGCCCTGGCGGGCGCGCTCGCGGCACAAAATATTCGTGACACGCATAAGGTCCGTGCCCGCGCTCATGACCGCACCCCGTTCTTCCAGGCATTTGCCCGGGTACGGGTGGCGCGCTTCGCCGCGCTGTTGCCGCCCCGGTTGGTGCGGGCCTTGGCCGCCTCGGTGGCGATGCCCATGGCGCGGCGCTCGTACTCGACGATCATTTCAGGGGTGACGCGACAGACGGCGGCGCCCTTGGCGATGGCGGCCTCCACCATGCCGGCCAGATCGAGCGCACCTTGCCGGGCACGGGTGTTGATGGTGCGGATCGGGAAGCCCTGCAGGTCGGTTCCAGCCATCACGCAGCCCTCCGCCAGGAGAAGCGACGCCGACGCGGGCTTTCCGCGCGGTCGGCTCCATGGAACGCGGCCTTCCAGAACCCCTCGCCGAAGTGACAGGCCAGAGCGACCAGATCGGTCAGGGTCCAACGGGCGTTGCCGTTCAGCTTGTCCTGCGCCTGCCTCTGCGACAGCCGGAGGATTTCAGCCAGCGAGCGGGACGGCTTCACCGGCGGCAGGCGCCGGCGGACGGCGCGCGTGATGTTGCACAGGACGATCTTCAGGCCGGAAATACCGCGCAGAATTGCGGCTTTCCCGATCCGACGACGGGTTACCTCGGGCGAGGCTGTCGGCGCAGAGTGCTCGCCATGAGAAACACTTCTGAACAGCATCGGTCAGCCCCCCGTCCGGATATTCTGGTGCTGGTGGCGACCGTCACCGCGACCCTGGAACTCCTGGGCCAGATGACCGGCAAGGAACCGGAGGCCGAGGGCCTGATCCGCGTTGTCCGCGAAACCTTCGGAGGCTGACCGATGACCACCGATCGATGCCCCGCCGGCGGGTTGGAGCGCGCCGACTGGATGCGCCGAGAGGCTGCGGAATGGGACGATGCTGGACAGCCTGACCGCGCCGCCTACTGCCGCCGGGTCGCTGCCCAGATCGAACAGACCGAATTCGCGCGCCGCCCGCTGTGTGCCCTGATGGGTCAGCCCAGTTGATGCGCGAAGGTGGAGGGCGTCTGCGCCGATTGCGTCGTGGACGCGGGCGCAACTGATGGGGTATTTATCGTGCCTGAAGCGCATATCTTGATCCTCTGTGACGAGAAGCCGGCCAACGTTGGGAAGCGGGGCCGGCTTTTTCGTGGGTGGGGGTTAGCTGTCCGCCCTGAAGCGGCGGACGGGGGAAAGGGCCGCCGTGGTCTGGTTGACCTCGGCGAACATCCGAGCCGCAGCGCCGATGCTCCGGCTGCTGGCGACCGACTGGCGCAGGCTGTCCCGGAGCGCCGCAGAGCAGGCGTCCAGGCAGTTGTCGCAGGCGGACCAGTAGGTGCCGGGCGCAGCAACCGCGCGCAGCTCCACGGCCAGACCGCACGGGCAGCGGCAGGGCTTCACGACGCCCTCGCCTCGGCGGGGGCGCGGCGGGGGCGGCGACGGGGGGGCGCAATGCCATCGACTTCGGGCGGGGCCTCGAAGAACAGCTTGTCGTCCCAGCGCCGCTTCAGGGAGCGCGCAAAATTCCTGACCCGCTCCATGTCGTCGCGCGACGGCTCCAGCTCGCCGCGCTCCCACCGGCTGACGGTCGCTTGGTCGCGCCCGGTGATCTCAGCCATAGCTTTCTGCGAGATCTTGAGGACGGACGTCCGGATATGATGCATGGGGTTCATATGCACGATGATATGCACATATGCATCACGCCGCAACAAGAAAATGCGCGCGTGCATTTGCCATCATGCATGCGCGGGGCTATGCATGGGCGCATGGCAGACATCGCCCAAAAGATCAAAGTGCTGCGCCGGCAGAAGGGCCTCAACCAGAGGGCCTTCGGGGAGCTATTGGGCGTCGATCAGGCGACCATCTCCCGCTGGGAGAATGGCGGGAACTACACCCACGAGAACCTTGTCGCCCTGGCGCAGCTTGCCGGGGTGACGGTCGATGAGTTCGAAAACGGCGCTGCGGCTGAGGCTGATGAGCCCCAGCCAGAGCCGTCGCTGCTGGATGACCTGGAGATCATCGGCGAGCATGATCCGGACGAGCGGGCGAACTATGAGGCGATGATCCGCCGCCGGGCCGCCGCCGTGCGCGCAAGGCGTTCGCGCGCTTCCGAATAAGCTGGCGCAGTTCGGCTTGATCCTGAGCGGGCAGGCTGTCGAAGTCTGCCATCAAATCCCCTGCCCCGTCGTCACCCACCATCCGCTCCATTGTCATCACAAGCACCAAGATTAGAACAAATAGGAAACTCGTCCGCAACCCGAAGAGTTGCGTCCTAACCGCGCAGGTTACGCTTTTCTGAAAAGTCAAGCGTATGCGTCGCGGCGCAAGAATGCGCCACGCACAGATCGCCTGTCAGGGAATACCCGGATATGAGTCTTGTCGCGCACTGGGCTCACCTCATGCTAAACCGACCGCGCCCCGGAGGTGCGGCGGCAAGTGGCGTGTTGCGTCATGCGCAGACGCGCACGACACGACCCTGCGAGGTGAAGCTCTGAGGCGGCCGGTGAGGGTGGAGTGCATACCCCCAAGCTGGCCGCCTTCCGCTCGTGGGCGCGGCGGAAGCGGCACTATACCGAATGGGGTTATCCGAAGGTAGCGCCGCGCCGTGACAACTTGCGACGTGCGATTGCATAGGCGGGTATGCGGCAGACGCTAAACCGTTGAGCGGCAACGGGGCTTCTGTTTCAGCGTCGTAATTGTCGCACCCAGGCACAAGAAAGCCCGCCGGCCGGGTGGCGGGCGGGCTGTCGTAGTGGCGCGGGCTGGTCAATCTTCGTCGGCTGGCGGAAGGGCGAAGCGCAGACGGTCCTTGTATGTCCGCAGTTCTTTCGCAGCGGCGGCATCAGCGTCGCGGCGAGAGACGGAGCTATAGGCCGTCATGACAGTGTAGCCGTTGAACAGCAGAAGGTTCTGCAACTCGCTTTCCCACTTGGCGATGGTCATTTTCTCGCCATTCAGGATGCGGCTCTCGATGAGCAACCAGAGCTGCTCATAGATGTTCTCAAGCTTCCGGAATTCCTTTTCGTTCAAGTAGTTCTTCCCGGTGGCGACGTCGGCGGTCTTGATCGCGTGAGGATCCCCGGAGTACGCCAGCATCCCGGCATACGGCTTGGTTCCGTCTGCGTTTTTTACCACCAACTCCGTGGCGGTATGCCCGCTGACAGCGTAGTGGAACTTGTCTTGGATCGCCGCGAAGAAGCCGGCGAGGCGCTTCGGGAAGTTCGCCTTGACGAATTCGTAATCCGATGAGGTTTCTTTGATGGCATCCAGGATGCGCTTGTAAAGGGCCTTGTCCTCGGTCCGCAGCTTGCGCAAGCGACTGATAAGGGCCTCGCGAGCGTCCTCATCGGTCTCGATCCGCTTCTCGTCGATGGCGAAGCCACGCGAGAAGTAGCTGCTTAGCGCGGAATAACACTCGCGCTTGTACATTAGGAGTCGATCCTTGACCCCTTCGCTCACAGCATTGTCGCTGATCCCGAACAGCCAACCATTCAGGTACTCCAGCGGCAGGCAAGCCATCTCCTGCGCCCCGCCCTTGGAAGGCATGGTCAAATTGACCATCCCTTCGTTGAGGACGGGATCCCGCTTAACCCTCTTGTGCTGAGAACTCCAGTCGATCCCGAGATTATCGCAAATCGGCTTCAACGGGACATACGGCCGGCCTTCGTGATGGACGATAGGAACCTTCTGGTCGTGGAAGTCGACAACGACAAGCTGGGCGTGAAAATCATACTGGTCCGACATGGCTGCTCCTGGGACTCGTTTCGCGAGCGCGGAACCGTCTTGACGCCTGCCGGGAGACTGTTGCAGTCTCGGCCTTGACATGGTTGGCATCGAGGCGGCCCCGCTTTCGACCCATCCACCAGAAGAGCCGGGATCGCCGCCCCGGCTCTTCGCGTTTGTGTCGAATGCTGGATTTTCGCGCAAAGGGGTTAGTCGGTCAACCGCCGCCGGTCGCCATGCGCCGCGTTGACGCCCTCACCCCTCCCCCAACCTGTTCATCACCCGCGCCAGGATGTCGGCTATCGCGCCCACCGCTTCCGCCGGCACATCCGGCCGCTGGTCGATGATCTCCACCATTCCGCCCATGGCCTGGCGCAGCGCATCCGCTGGGCTGTCGGTCATCTGGACGCGCTCCAGGATCAGCTGCTCGACCAGCAGCTCCAGGGCGGCGACGCGGGCGGGGAGGTTGTCGGTCATTGCCGGCGCATCCCCGACAGGACCGTGTAGTCGATCTTGCTGTTCGTGGCGGCGTGGATGACCAGCCGGGCGCCTCGGAAGGAGATCTCTTCGTCGGCCTTGGCGAGTGTGTATTTCAGATCCTGCTGAAAGGCTGGGCGGATCATGTTCTCCGCGAATTCGCGGTAGGTGATGTTGACGACGTTCCCTGAGATGCCTTCGTACAGGAGTTCAACCTTGAACCCGCCCGGCTGCGCGATCTCGGTCGCGCGATACGCGACGGGCTGGGTTTGCGCGACGCCCCAGCTTATGCCGGTGTGGTCGACTTGATCGAAGCGCCCGTCGCCCTTCGAGTCACGAAGACAGGCGTTGGCCCCAGGAACTCCCATGAGATTGTAGGCCGCGAAGTACGTCGTGCAGAACCATTTCTGGTCGCGCAGCGAGATCTCCATCAGCGGCGTCCCTGCCGGAATGCGCATCGTCCACTCGGCGGATCGCGCCTCCACCGAGCCATCCGGAACGACTCCTGCCCGGTAGAAATAATCGAACTCGGCGAGGATCGGATCGCCGACGCCTGCGGTCGCTCGCTGCCCGATCACCGCGGTCGATCCCTTTTTCGCCTGCGGCATTGGCACTGATACCGATGTGCAGCCGGCGACCAGAACCGCCGCAGCTAACGCACCGCACATAACAGCCCTTCGCATTCGCTCCCCCCAATCGAAGCGCGAGCCATACCCATTTCGCGCAACCGCATTATGGCAGGGGCTTGAGTGCGATCCACGCATAAAGGCGAACATTTTTGATGCGCACATGCATTTTGTGCTTGCGAGCATGATGCATATGCGCATAACATTCCCCTCACCAGCCGCCCAGCCATTCCCCGCGGCTGGCACCACTGCCGCCGGGCCTGCGAATGGGTCCGGCGGGTTTTCTGGAGAGGGACGCCGTGAAGCGCGAAGACTTTCTCAACCACGTCGGCGATCCCGCGGAACTGCGGGCCAAGGCCGGGCGGATCGAAGCGGGCGCCCTGGAGCTCTGGCGCACGGTCAGCGGCCAGCTTTTCACCAAGGCCGGCAAGCAGAAGCCAAACCCGCCATGGGATGCAGTGGTAACGCAGCGTCAGGTCAACGAGATGCGCGCGGAGGCCGGCAAGCTGACCGAACGCGCCCATCAGATCGAGAAGCTCCGCTCCGACCCCTGGAGCCACATCAGCCCTTGGGCGCTGCGCCAGGAAGGCCTGCACGAAGTCGCTGAGCGAGTTGAAGCGGCCCACGCCGAATACATCCGCTCCGCCGAAGCCGCCTAACCCCGCCGCCCGGCACTGCCGGGCGCTTTCCTGAGCCGCTGCGTGGCGGCTGAGGCAAGCTGAATGGAGATGCAGAAATGCTGATGACCGAACGGAGGGCTGCGGACAGCGCGCAACTCCCCTGGAGACAGACATGAGCACGCAACACACCCCCGGCCCCTGGCACGTCGTCAACATGCGCGGTTGGGGCGGCCTTTGCATCGGTCGCCGCCCGCAGGACGAAGCCGACAAGACCGCCGGTGACGCGCCGATTGCCAAGGTGATCGAGAAGGCGCCGCACTGGCAGGGCACCTTCCCGGCGGAGGCAAACGCCCGCCTGATCGCCGCCGCGCCGGACCTGCTGGGGGCGCTGCATGATGCCGTCCGCCTTCTGCGCGCCGCCGGCTTCACGATGGAAGGCACGGCGACCAGCCGCATCATGTCCGCCATCGCCAAGGCGGAGGGCTGACCGATGCGCCACTCCCGCACCCACCTGGAGCGCGCCGTCGAGGCCTTCAACGCCGACACCCCGCCCGGGACCCCCGTCACCGTCCGGACCTTCCTCGGCCGCCGCATCACCACCCGCACCGCCAGCAAGGCGTCGCTGACCGGCGACCGCCCCGGCGTCTGGCTCATGGGCGTCCGTGAGCGCTGCGACCTCAGCCGCGTGGTTCCGGCATGAAGCGCCTGCTGAGCGACCTCGCCCACTCCGCCCTGTTCGGGCTCGGCCTGATCGTTGGCGGCGGCCTGTTCCTTCTCGCCTTGGGAGCCTGACATGAAATGGATCTCCACATCCCTACCCCTCAGCTTCGGCGGGGAAGACGGCGGCGAGGACTTCGCCGTCCGGTTCAGCGGCATCTACCACGGGCCATGCCGCGGTCGCCGTGAGGGTGGCGTGCAGATCGAGCCCGACGAGCCCGAGAGCTTCGAGGTCTACATGGTCCAGATCGAGATCGGCGGACCGTCCGGTGACGGCTGGATCAGCTTCCCGAACGTCCTGCTGACCGACCGGCTGGAGGCGCAGCTGCAGCGCATCGGCATCGAGGAGGAGCGGGCCGACCGCGAGCATGCGGCGGAGATGCGCGCCGAGATGGCGGCCGAGGATCGGCGCGAATGGGCGCGGTCCGGCGGACATGGATTTGGCATCGCGGCGGAGTGAGCCGCTTCCCCCACACCCCCAAGGACAAGAAACCATCATGACCACCGACACCATCGAACAGCCGTCCACCGCCGTTGCCACCCTGGACATGGCGGCCCTCGTCCCCACCCAGGTCTTCGCCCCCGGCGGCGTCGACACGATCTTGGAGAGGCTGGAGGCCGAAGTTCGCGCCTCCGCCAAGGATCTCGACATCAGCACGCCGAAGGGCCGCAAGGAAGTCGCGTCGCTGGCCTACAAGGTCGCCCGCTCCAAGACTGCCCTGGACGACATGGGCGCAAAGCTCACCGAAGAGACCCGCGCCTTCATCAATGCGGTCAATGCGGATCGGAAAAAGGCGCGCGACCGGCTGGACGCGCTGAAGGACGAGGTGCGCAAGCCGCTGGACGATTTCGAGGCAGCGGAAGCGGCGCGGATCAAGGCGCATGAGGATGGGATTGCCGCCCTAATCGCCCTGAGCATGTTCGGCGTGCCGCCGGATACCGACGCCATCGCTGCCCGGCTGGAGGAGGCGCAGGCCGCCGACACCAGCGGGTTCCGGGAGTTCACGAAGCGCGCCGAAGACGCCAAGGCCGGGGCGGTCGCCAAGCTGGAGGCGATACTGGAGGAGAGCCGGAAGCGTGACGCCGAGCGCGCCGAACTGGAGCGCCTGCGCAAGGAAGCGGCCGAGCGCGCCGCCCGCGAAGAAGCCGAGCGGATCGAGCGCGAGAAGCAGGAAGCCGCCGCCCGCGCTGCCGAGGAAGCCCGGATCGCGGCGGAGGAGAAGGCCCGCCGGGAAGCCGAGGAAGCCGAACGCCGCGCTGCTGCCGAACGCGAGCGGATCGAGCGGGAAGCCCGCGAGAAGGCCGAGGCCGCCGAGCGCGAGCGCCAGCGGGTTGAGCGGGAGCGGGCCGAGGCTGAGGAGCGTGCCGCTCAGGCGGAACGTGACCGGCAGGCGGCCGAGCGGCGCGCCAAAGAGGCGGAGGAGAAGGCGGAGCGCGACCGCATCGAAGCCGCGCGCCGGGCGGAGAAGGAGCGCAAGGCCGCCGACGAACGCGCCCAACGTCAGGCTGAGGAAGCCGCCCGCCTGGAGCGTGAGCGTATCGAGCAGGCCAGCCGCGCCGCGGAAGAGGCTGCCCGCCAGCGTGAGGCGGACAAGGCGCACCGCGCCAGCATCAACCGCGCCGCCCTGGACGCCTTCGTTGCTGCCGGCCTGTCGGAAGGCGCCGCCCGGACCGCGGTGGAAGCCATCGCCAAGGGCAACGTGCCGAACGTCCGCATCTCCTACTGAGGATCCGACGATGAACGCGATCAACCGGACCCACATCATCCACCATGCCGATCTGGTCCAGGGCACGGACGAGTGGCTGGCCGCGCGCTGCGGCCTGCTGACCGCCAGTGAGATGAAGCTGATCATCACCCCGACGCTCAAGATCGCCAGCAACGAGAAGGAGCGCGCCCACCTGTACGAGCTGCTCGCCCAGCGCGCGACCAAGCACGTCGAGCCGCATTACATCGGCGACGACATGATCCGCGGATGGGACGACGAGATCGCCGCCCGCGCCCTCTACGCCGAGAAGTTCGCGCCGGTGGAGGAGGTGGGCTTCATCACGAACGACCGGTGGGGCTTCACGATCGGCTATTCGCCGGACGGCCTGGTCGGGGACGACGGGCTTATCGAGGTCAAGAGCCGCCGGCAGAAGTTCCAGGCTGAGACCATCGTGAACGGCGCCATCCCGGCTGATTACCTGATCCAGGTCCAGACGGGATTGATGGTGGCGGAGCGGAAGTGGCTGGACTTCATCAGCTACTGCGGCGGGATGCCGATGTTCGTCGTCCGCGCCTATCCCGATCCCGAAATCCAGACCGCCATCATCGAGGCCGCATCGGCGTTCGAGAAGCGGCTTTCGGCCGCGCTGGAGCAGTACCGCCACGCCGCCGCCCGCATGCCGATGACCGAGCGGCGGGTTGAGATGGAGATCCGCATATGATCGACATCCGTAAGACGATTGCGCCCAAGTCGGACCAGATGAACGCGGACGACCTGATCGGCGGAGCGCGCACGATCCGGGTGACGCGGGTGTCCCTTCTGGCCGCCGCGGACCAGCCAATCGCCATCAACTTCGAAGGCGACGACGGCAAGCCCTACAAGCCGTGCAAGTCCATGCGGCGCGTGCTGGTCAGCCTGTGGGGGGCGGATGGAGCCGCCTACGCTGGCCGGGCGATGACGCTCTACCGGGACGAGAGCGTGGCGTTCGGCGGCGTGCAGGTCGGCGGGATCCGTATCTCGCACATGAGCCACATCGACGGGCCGAAGAAGCTGGTGCTGACCGCCACGCGCGCCACCCGGAAGCCGTTCGTCGTTCAGCCGCTGGAGGCGTCCGACGCCGGGCCGGGCTTCGATCTGGACGCCATTGCCGCCGAGGCGGAAGAAGCCGTCGAGCGCGGCACCGATGCCTACGCCGCGTTCTGGGGGCGCCTGTCGAAGGACCAGAAGCGCGCCCTGCTTCCCGACCACGAGGACCGCAAGCGCCGCGCCGCCATGGCGGACATGCCGGCAGACGAGGACGACGGCTTCCCAGGCGACGTGCCATGAGCCGGCCGACCTCCCGCCTGATCCGCGCTGCCCGCCGCCACGCCGCACAGCACCGGTTCGATCACCTGACCCTGGAGGCGCCCGCCGGCGCTTCCGACGACACGCCCGACGAGCGCGTGCCGGCCCTGGAAGCGGCGCTCGCGCGGATGGAAGACGACGCGCACCGGGCTGGGTTGGGCGCCTGAACGACACCAGAGGGGCGCGCCAGCCCCTCCACCACAGACGCGCGCGAATAGCGCAGGAGAACACCATGAAGTCCGCTTCCCGCGCCCTCGAAAAGGCCGCCCCCAAACGAAAGACCCTTGCCGCCGATCTGCTGGCCGAAGGCAAGTGGAATGACGCCCTCTGCGCCCTCTCTCACGTCTACGAGCAGGATGGCGACCTGATGCGCTGCCGCTGCTGTGGTCGCGCGATCCACGTCAGCTATGAGGAGCCGCTGCACCACGGCATCACCAAAGCCAGTGGGATCAACTGCCCGTACCAGGGCGATGCGAACCCCTGGACGATCCTGCTGACCGCCGCCGCTGGTCGTCGCGCCCAGAACTCCGCCACCCCCGCCTGAGAGGACCCCGCCATGACCGCCGACACCACGACCGCCTTACTGCCCTGCCCCATGTGCGACACGCCGACCAGCTTCGGCCGCGTCACCTACGACCCCTGCACCGTCCGTGAGCAAGAATGGACGCAAGACACTTTCCATTACGTCAACTGCCCGGCGTGCGGCGTGAAAAACCACGGCGTTGTCGGCTTCAAGACGCAGGAGGAAGCCGCCGCCGCCTGGAACCGTCGCGCCGCCCCCGCCTCCCCGTCCGCCGCGCAGCCAGACGCCCTGAAGGACGAGCGCGACCTGTCCAAGGCGCTGATGGACCTGCTGAAGGAAATGCACGAAGCGCCGACGATGACCGCCGGGTACGAGGTGCTCGCCGACTTCACGGCGCAGGCCGGGCTTGGCGTGCCGGTGCCGCTGCGGAGCGCGCAGCCCGACGCCGAAGAGCGCGGGGTGAGCGACCTCCCGCCGGGTCTGGTACTGGTGGCGACGCCGTACCGCAACGCCCCTGACAAATGGATGCTGATTGAGTTGACCGCGCCGGGCCGCGCGAAGGTCATCACGGGCGGATGCATCGAAACCGAAGCGGAAGGCATCGCCCACGCCCACAACTTCGCCGGTGAATACGCCGCCCGCGCTTCCGCTCCGGAGGTGGAGGGCGATTGGAAGCCGATTAGCGAGGCCCCGCAGAACGGCATGATTGACGTTCGGTCAACCTGCACGTACCGCTGGCGGGCATATCGGCCGGGATCGCCGCAGCTCCGACGCGGCATCAAGGGGCGGTGGCAGCGGGCGACCGATTACGGATGGGAGAACGCCAATCTGCCCGAGAATGGCGAGTGGAAGCCGGTCGAGATCACGCGCGGCGCCGCCATCCGCTCCGCCGGGGAGGGCAAGTAAATGGCTGAGAGGCAATGCGCATACTGCAAATGGTACACGCCGGAGAGTGAGGGGGTGGGTCGTTGCTCGGTCACGCTTCCAAGCTGGCTTCCCGCAAATCTCGATAAGCGGACGGTGAGCGATCAGGACGGATGCGACATCGGCGTCTGCGGTCGCACCTTCCCCGCCCGCTTCCATCCCAAGGAGCCCGCCCGATGACCGCCCCGACCACCACCGCGACCACCACCGCGACGCCGGAAGAACTGGCGGCCAAGCTGGATCACGGCGCTGAAATCCTTGGACACGGCACGGGCGCCCTGATGCGCGACTCCGCCCACGTCCTCCGTGCTCAAAAGCTCCACACCGACCGAGTAGACGCCAAGCTGGTGGAGCAGGAACGGCAGATCGAGGCCCAGCGGGCGGAGGTCGAGCGGCTGACGATGGCAGAGGCTGACCGTGATGCCGTCCTCCAAGCGCTCGGCTATAAGCCTGGACCGCTGGGCAATGATACGCGCCGCGAAGTCATCCTGATGGACGCCACCGAATTGCGGCCGGAGATGGTCAAGGCGCGCGAGAAGGCGGTCTTCGAGGAGTCGTCAGCGTCGCTTTACCGCGACATGCTCGACGAACTGGAGCGCTCTCTCGCGGCCGGCGGCGCGTTGTTGAAGGTGTGGGCCGCGCGCAAGGAGGCCGAGACCCGCGCCACCACCGCAGAGGCCGCGCTTGCCGACCTGATCGCGCTTACCGGCCAGACAGACGCCGCCAAGGCCGTGGCTGTCGTGGCGACGATGCTGGCCGGCGCTGACCATGGCTCCTACGGGTCAGTAGTCAGGGAGTACGCGGAGTGCAAGGCCGCGCTTGCCGCTGTGACGGCAGAGCGGGACAGGATGCGGGAGGCGCCTCGCTACATGGACGAGATTGAGGCCGGCAGGGTCGCTTGGTCGTGGATTGAGGACATCGTCCGCCGTGACGGCCTGAAAGCGCCGCACACGACAATCAAAACGGACCGGTTGAAGGGCGACGGCGGCACGGTCGAGCTATGGCACAAAGACCGGCTCGTGGCCGTCGCTCTGGTTCTGCGAGACTGCTGGAATTGGTCAGTGCTGGCCCGCATGGAGTTCTCTGGCCGCGAGGAGCCGAGCAGCGCCGCCCTGTCGGCGAAGGAGGCGACCGATGAGCGCTGACCTGACCAAACCGACATGCACCTTCTGCGGCAAGGTAATTCGAGGTCACGCCATGCAGTGCAATGGTCCCGGAAACTTTGCCCACAATGCTTGCTTCGACAAGGCCGCCGCGCCGAAGGGCGTTGAGTATTACCGGAAGCTCATCACCGGCGAAATCACTTGGACCGGCGCTCCCGCGGCATACCCAATCCCCGCCCGCTTGACGAATGAGCAGCGCCGCCGGTTCCGCCGTGACTTGCGGCTCTGCGGCCTGCCAACCGATGAAGCCCGCGCCGAGACAGACGCCGCCTATCACGATCGATACCGGAAAGCCATGGAGAAGCGCCGCAATGCCGCCTAACCTGTTGGAGCGCGCCCGCTCTGCCGTGACGGTGGAGGAGGAGTGCGACGCGGTGCGCGATTTTGTGTGCCAGCGGGTCGATGACGCCGCGCGGGCCATGCCGCTGATCGACATCATCGTGGCCGTCCGCGCAGGCCGCCTGCCCCGCGCCGTCCTGCTTGGCGTCGTCGCCGCGCTGGTGCCGGAGGGGATGGCATGGGGCGTCAACGGCCCGTTCACCCACGCTGACGGCGCGACGCATTGGGAGGCGTACTGCCGCGCGCTGGACTGGCTCTCCGGCCCCACCCCCGCCCTTGCCCTTCTCATCGCCATCAGGGAGGCCAGCAATGCAGACTGACACCATATGGCAGCGCCACGACCTGACGCCATTCGAGGCAGGGGAAGAAGCGCGGCGAAACGGGGAGCCATCGCCAGGGCCTGCAGGGCCTCAGTCATCATGGTCTGAACGGTTGTTCTGCAGAGGCTGGTGGAGCGCTGACAGAGCCATGCCGGCCGCGCAGGAGGGGGAGAAGGCGAATGGGTGATAAGCTGCTGACCCTGGAAGAGTGGGCGGAGGCGGTCTATGGGAAGCACCGGCCCAACCTCGACACACTGCGCAGATGGGCGCGACAGGCCCGCATCTATCCGCTGCCGGAGAAGCATGGGCGCACGTACTTTGTGATCCCGACCGCTCGTCACATCGACCCGAATAAGCCTATCGTCACCCCGAAGAAGAGGGCGCCGAGCGGCCCGTTGGTGGAGAGGATCCGTGGGAAGACGGCGTAGCACGAAGACCAAGGGGCTCCCGCCGAACCTCTACGAGCGCGCCGGCTACTTCGCATGGCGCGACCCGCGGGACAGCAAGGAGTACGGGCTAGGCCGCGACCGGCGCGCGGCCATCAGCCAAGCGATTGAGGCCAACCACGAGGTGGAGGGCACACGCGGCAAGCGCTCGCTGGTTGACCGGCTGATCACCGGCAAAGACAACAGCATGGGCGCGTGGTGCGACAATTACCTGAAGGTGCTCGAAGCTCGCGGCTTGGCCGCCAACAGCATGAAGGTGTTCCGCTCGCGCCTGAGTACCGTCCGTGCTCGCTGGGCGGATCATCGCATAGACGCCATCACCACCCGTGACGTGGCGGAGTTCATCGACCAGTGGGACGCGCGGGGCAAAAAGCGCATGGCTGCGGCGATGCGCTCGTTTTTGCTGGACGTGTTCAAGGCCGCGCAGGCAAAGGGGTGGGTGCTGAGCAACCCGGTCGCACCGACCCGCACGCCAACGGTCGAGGTGAAGCGCGCCCGCCTGACGCTTGAAGACTTCCGCAAAATCCACGCCGCCGCCCTAGCGCATCACCCGGCATGGGTGGCGCGGGCGATGGAATTGGCGTTGGTGACCGGGCAACGGCGCGAGGACATCGGCAGGATGGGGCCAAAGGACGTGCGCGACGGAAAGCTGTGGGTTGAACAGGGGAAGACGAAAGCCAAGGTCTGCATCCCGCTCGCACTGCGGCTGGAAGCGGTCGGCTGGACGGTCGGCGAAGTCATCGCCCGGTGTCAGGACAATGTGCTCAGCCGCCATTTCATCCACCACGCCACGACATGGGGGTCCGGGCGCGCCGGGGCAAAGGTGCCGCTGAACGCAATCACCAACGCCTTCGCTGACGCGCGCGAGCAATCCGGCATCACATGGGAGAGGGGCAAGACCCCGCCGACCTTCCATGAACTGCGCTCGCTGGCCGCCCGGCTGTACGCCGAGCAGGGCGCGGATGCGCAGGCCCTTCTCGGACACAAATCGCCAGAAATGACGGCGACATACCGCGACAGCCGGGGAACGGAGTGGGTCGAGGTGAAGGCCGGATAGGGAACGCGCTGTCGGAAGAATTTCGGGAATTTTCTGGATCGAGGCGAATTTCCCTTATATTTCAATGCCATTTTCCAGCGCCATATACGGCTTCTGTAGTTGCCGCGCGCTGCGGGAACCAAGCAATTTCAAAGCGTTACAGGCATGCCCTTATGGCCGCGGACGCGAAAACACGCGCTCCCGCGCCTATGCATATCAGACACTTGCGAGCAAATATCGGATGGTATTCTGGCTGACGGCATGAGCGGAGAGCGAGCGTGAGCACGAAGGAATTCCGATGTCTCGGCGACTGGAACCGCCACGGCGACACCGTAGCGGTGAGGTGCCGATCCTGCGGGCATCAGGTGGAGCTTGACCCGGCGCGGCTGCTGATGCGCTTTGGGTATGGCCGGCATCCCCGCGATCTGCCGTGGCGCTGCGCCTCGTGCGGGTCTAAGAACGTGGCCGTCGGAATTGATGCAAGGCTTGGACGGTAATGGCTGACCACAACAATGCGCCTGGGCCGAACCTCTCGGACCGCATCTGCCCCGTCTGCGGCGGCAGGAATGCATTCTTCGGCTTCGGGCCGCCGGGATCCGAAGTGGGGGTCCGCTGGTACTGCGGCCGGCACCGGGCCAATGGTCAGCGTTGGTGGGGCGGCATGCGGGGGGAGAAGTCGGCGGACCAAGCGGCGTTCTGACGCTCGGCCCGCCATCTGCGTTGTGACGAGCCCAACGCAGGTCACATCCCCAGCAGCACCGGCACCATCTGCTGGAGCGCGTCGATCAGCGACGCATCCCCCACGAGGTAAGCCCCCGCGATGGCGACCGCGGCGACCAAGGTCATCACCAGCTTGCGCTTGCCGGCCAACTGGCCGCCCTTGAGAACGTCGTTCAGGTCCATGTGCTTTGCCCCTCCTTCGGGCATGAGGCCGCCGGAAGGTATGTGCGTCATGCACATACCTTGGGCTCGGCGGCGTGTGGACTGTTGCGATGGCTAAGGGGGGTGACAGATTGTCCCCTCCCTTCCTGCAACCTCTGATGCTGAGTTCCTCTACGGGCCGGATCGTACCCTCAGCCCTTGGAAATGCTGGGCCGTTGACTGATTTCCTCCGAGTTCAGCAAGCATGCAAATCGGGGGTCAGCGCAACCGGCGGTGCACGATCACTTTGTCGCGGTCAGGCGTCCATGAACTCGGCCAACCGGTTGAGCCACCCGGCGGCGTTCAGCGCGTCGTCCTCGACCCGGCCCCGCTTCCGGGCATCCCCGGTGATGATCTGCCCGTAGAACCGCATCCGCTGAGCGAAGACCGAGCGCCACAGCCCGGCAGCGTCGCCGCTGTTGACGGCGGCTAGCGTCTTGGGCCCGACGGCGCCGTCCACCCTCAGGAGCGGTCGGCCAGCCAGATCGTTGACCGCCTCCTGCAGCCACGTGCCGGCGCGGGCCGGGCCATGGTTCACGCCGCTGTCGATCACCAGGGCACGGAGCGCGTCGTCGGCGATGTCGGCGAAACCCGGCTCCTCGATGTAACGGGCGCGGTAGATCGCCCGTACCTCCGCTTCGTCCAGGGCGGCGACATCTGCCGCCGTGACCGGGCGCTTCCTCCAGCTCGTCAGCGTCGCCAGGGTGATGCCGCCCTTCGTCGGGCCGCCGCGGTCGGACGGCCGGTCGGTGTAGCGAGGCCAGCCCTCCCGGCGGAGGATGGTGTCAATGATGGCATCAGTCGTGAGCGTCACCATGGTTCAGATCTCCGGGCATAAAAAAGGCCGCGCGAGGCGGCCGGGTCGGTCGGGGCTGGAGTGTTGTCGCGGGATCAGGGCGACGGGTAGACCGCGCTGTCCCGCGCTGCCTGGATCGCGTCCAGGGAGCCGGCCGCGCTGATAGCCTCATTGACGCGCTCGCGCTCGCGCTCGATCTGCCGGCCGACGGTCTCCCAGGCGAAGGTGACAGCCTCCCACTCCGCCAGCACATCAGCGACGGAGACGGCGCGCAGATCGGCCCGGTCACCGGCCCACGGGTAGGGCGTTGCGTCAGCGTCATCCGGCCGTCCGGCGGCGACCCACCGCTGCATCTCCGCCTGCTTGGCGGCGTAGGTAGTGGCCTGACCCGGCACAGCGGTCAGGTAGGCTTCGCGCGCCCGCCCGGCGGCCTGGTTGTTGGCTGAGATCGCAGCGTTCTGGGCGGCGAGCAGAGCGGCGGCGATTTCTTCCGGGGGGATCGGCTCCACATCCCAGGTCCGCAGGGTGTGGCCGTCTTCCTCCGTGTCGGTGTAGGTGGCGGCCTTGCGGTGCGTCCGGCCGTCAAAAGCCGGGATCGTTTCGATGATCATTGAGCACCTCCTTAAGTGATCTGACCAAAGCCAGTCGGCGCGGAGTACGACCACTGGTCATAGCTAAAGCGCGCAGTGTACGTCGCGTTTGCTGGTGCAAGTGTCGGATATAGTGACCCTGATAGCCCGGTAAACGCGGGGTTTGCTCCGCTCGCGGGATTTCCTGAGCCATACCAAGTGCCGTTCGCTCCAAACCAGATCGCACCAGCACTCACATCAACTGCAAACATAAGAACTTGCCCTGCGCTTTGGGCAGAGCCCAGCGAAGTTGGTGCGCCGCTATAATATTTGCTGCCTCCCTCAGTAAAAGCCCAAGAACTTGTGTCGGTTCCTGGCGTTGTCGAAATTGCATGCGACATATTTGATACGCCAAGCTGACATGCCCCGGATATGGCATTGATGTATACTTCCCAATATCTTTTGCCAAAAATCTGACTAGTAGCCCTTGCCTGCCCGCCTTGCAGTGTAAGGTTTGCGTTTGAGAGAGTTCCGCCCGACTTGTCGGTAGGGCTCAACGTCGCTTTGCTCCTCGCATCGGACGCGAGAGCACGGTATGTCGTCCCGTCGCCAATCAAAAAAGCCCACGTTCCAGGCGTTAGCTGCGGCGTCACCCCATCGGCTGACACAGACACAGTCCCAGAGCCGGAATTGTGGACAACAACGGTGAAGCCGCTGCTAACCGTCGATGCAGTTGGAAAGGTGATCGTGAATGTGCCGTTGCAGTCGATCAACTTGCCAGCGTCAGCGGCAGTGACGGTGTATGCCCCGGTCTTCGTCAGCGTCTGGAAACTGACGCCGCCACCAGCGCCGCCGAGAAGCTGGAAGGCGGTGCCGTCGTATTGCGCCCACACATTCGTGCTGGCCGGCAGATCGCCCGCCGACAGCGCTGATCCGTTCTTCTGGATCGCCTTGGCCCCGAGGCCGTCAACGTTCATCGTCGCGGCGCCGCTGTTCGCCGACGCTCCCGTCTTCAGCCCGACGATCTGGTTGACCATGAGTCCGGTGAGGCTCTTCCCGGTCGAGACTGTGAGCGCATTGGCCGTGCCGCTGGCCGTTCCGCAGAACAGCGATCCAGCTTCGACGAACTGCGCATGTGCCGGCGACATAAGCCCAGCGCGCATGGGGCTTGCGATTGGATAGGTCACAGCATGAACCTCCGGCGCGGGTTGTTCACTTCGGAAAGCGTGTAGGGCTCAGCAGCGGCGACGATGGCCTCCCATTCGACAGGATCGGCGCCGATGCGCGGGCCGCGCAGATTGGCGTGCCACCGCTCGTCCACGACTGCTGGCTCCGTCACCTCCCCCGTCTCGGGATCGGTCACAGGGGCCGTCAGAGCGAGCGGGCCGATAGGGTCCAGGTCGCACACCGGGCCGGCGGTCAGCCAGCACGGAGCGCCGGCCTCGTCGGCGCCCCGCAGCATCGGCAGGGCTTCAATCAGCGCGGCCTCGTCATCCGCGCGCAGTCTCAGGACAGGCATGGTCAACCTCACGCGGTAAGCAGTTGCAGGGTGGAGTTGGACAGGCGCCGCGGGAAAAGCGTGATGCGGCGGATGGTTCCGTTGAGGTAGTTGAATGAACCCCATGGCGCTTTGCCGATGTGAAGAGACGTGATTGAAGGGATAGACCCGCCGGTATCCGTAGCAGCTGCCCCGCCGTTTACAGAGAAGCCAAAGTCGTTTGTCTTCCACGAAAACGCCATTTTGTTCATTGTTGTTTGCGTGACATTCGCAGCAAGACTGGCCTGCGAAGCCCCGCCGACATTTACATTGGCAGAAATCTGCGCAGTTCCGCTGTTCATGATGTACATCGAATTACCGAACGACCCGCCGTCAAAGCCTACAATCATGGTGTCAGGCACGGCAGCCAGGGCCATCGCCTCCACACAGATCGTCCCCTCATTGGGGTTCCACCCCGGCACAGAGGACAGCAGTAGGGTGTTGACGTCTGCGGCGCGGGTGAAGGGGGAGGAGGTGGTGGGGATGGGCGAAGTTGGGAACGAGCCCGCCTCAAACTGACCATGCCAGACATAGACGCCCCGCCCCGCCGTGCCGGCGTAGCTGACCGAAGAGCCAGACACCAGATGCAGCCAACAGCGCGGCGTAAACGCCCCTGTACCGACGCTATTTGCTACCCAGCAAAGATAGAAGCCGTTGCCAAGCTTGATGATGCCGCAAGCCGATGCATCAGTAATCCCGTTGGCGTTGCAAGACGATACCGCGCCCGCTGACAGGTCGAACAGCATGCCTTTGGTGTTCGCGCCTTTATCCATCAGCGAGACAATGACCCTAGTCACCTCTGCCGCTTTTAGAATGAAATACGAGCATAGAGTGGCGTTGTCAGCCAACCCGGAAACCGCCTCGTAGGCGCTGTGTGCGCCCGTGCTGGCGTCTTCGGAAAGCTTGCCTGCGGTCGTGGTGCCGCTTGGCCCAGCCGCCACGTTGTCGGATGCGGTGGCGCCCGTCTTTGACCACACAGCATTGCTCAGCGACTGCGAGTAGGTCAGCAGGTTCGTCCGGCTTTCCTCCACCAGCAAACCGCGCGCCGACCCGGTGACCGGGTCGAAGTCGATTGGCGCTGTACCGGCTGGCACGAAGGTCAGCAGGCCGGACGGACCCGTCACCCACTTGCCGCTTGAGCCGGTGATGACGCCCGAAGGGACGGCGTTCGGACCGCTGAACACGAAGTCTAGGCAAGGGTCGATGCCGGCGATTTCGTTGGGCTGCTTGACCTGGACGATGCCGGCGGCAGACGCTGCCGATGCAGCGGCGGCGGACGAATACCCCTGCGACTGCTGAGCGTAGGCAAGAGCCTGCGCGACGCCGCTGGTGTTGTCGCTGATGAGCGACTGCATGAAGGCGGAGAACTCGCTGAAGTAGTCCTGCCCCTTGCGCGCCAGCAGCGCGTTGAGAAGATCGGTCGTGCTCATCAGGCAACAAGCTCCCTCACCGCGACCGAGGTCGCGAAGCGTTGGAAATAGGGGTTTGAGACTGGCCCATTCTCGATGGGGATGCCGTAGATGCTGGTCCGGTACTGCGTCGGCAGGTCTGCGCCGGGGAACAGGACGACCAGCACGTCGCGGCTCTTGCCGACGATGCGCTTCAGGTCGTCCAGAGCGGACAGGGCCTCGGTCTGCGGCACATTCTCCAGAGACAGCCGCAGCACCCGGTACTTCTGGCGCCGGATGACGAAGAACGAGGCTTCCGTCTCCACCAGTTCCGACGGGTCGGCCCACTCGCTCGACCAGCCGTAGCTGAAGTTCACCTCGGGCTGGTAGCCGATCCCGGTGAAGATGCGGCCGACCTGGATGTTGCCGGAGGCGGCCGACGATGTGAAGGTGTAGCGGACATACCGGGCGGCCAGCGTCCCGCCGAAGTCGAACATGTTGAAGGGCCGGTAATCGGCGAAGCTGGACAGGGTTGGATAGCCGCCGAGCGACACTCCGAACCTATCGGATCCGAAACCGGAGACCGGCGGCCATGCCTCGATGGTCTGGTCGTAGAGCTTGGTCGAGAAGTCAGCCACATCGGCCACCTCGCACCGGATCGTACCCACGGCGCTGAGGTTGTGAGCCACCACCGCTCCGTGGGTCATGTCGACCGATGAGCCATGGTCGAAGGTCAGGCTCTCCGACGTGTAGCCGGTCGCCCGCCAGACCCGGCCCGGCCGCGGGTCCTGCACCCGGTTCGCCGGCAGTGCCTCCGACGATGCCGTCACCGTCGCCGTATCGGCCTTGTTCCAGTAGAGGATGATCGCGTTGTTGACTGCCATGTCACCCCCATAGGGTCAGGGTCACGCGACCGCTGTCGCGCGTGTTCTCTTCGATGCCGATGACGCGGTAGGCTTGGTCGATGACGTGCAGCGCGGACGAAATCCACACCTGACCCCCAAGCTCGATGCTGAAGGGCTGCGTCTCGATCCGGAGCGTCAGAACCTCCCGCCGGGTGCTGTAGAGGCCGGAGAGGCGGGCTGCCTCCGTCTGCGCGTCGGCGACGGTCAGCAGGCAGGTTTCCACCTCCAGCGGCTTACTGAGGGGGTGGAGCGTCTGAACTGCCGCAACGTCGACCGGGGTGGTTGACCGGTATTCCTCAGCGAAGAAGGCCCGCATTGCCGCTGTGGCCGCGCCGGCAAGGTCGCTTTCCTGCAGCGCCCCGACCCAGGATCGGGCGGCCTTGACGATCAGCCGATAGGGCGGGATCGCCTCCGGATTGACCGTCAGCGCCCCCTTCTCCAAGTCGGCGTCCTCCAGGTAGAGGGCGAGCGCGCTGTCCGAGGATGATGTTGCCGTCGGCGCCTCCAGCCGGCCCACCACCACCTTGCCGTTGGAGCCGGTGTAGAAGCCGCCCACGCTGCCGATCAGCGCATCCAGCACCTCCGTGCCGGTTGCCCGCTCAGCGGCGTAATAGCCCACCGTGGCGCTGTTCTTGGTATTCAGGGCCGCGAAGGACGTATCGTCGATCTGGCCGGAGGCAAAGCCCAGCCGGCCGGTCAGCAGCGCCTTGCAGATGTCCGCCGCTGTGGTGGCGTTGGAGCCGAAGGCGCCCCGACAATCCACCGTGATCTGCCGGGCTGGGGTGGAGCCCAATCGGAGCCGACCGTTGGCGAGGTCGGCATAGTAGTTGCCGGCCGGCGGCGGGTTGCTGGCGGAGGCCGTCAGCGGCACGCCACCATCGTAGACCGCCTGGACGGAGTGCAGGCCGGTGAGCGGCGACAGGTCGTACCAGAGGTTCGCCGTGTCGACCGGCACCGGGGCGGCGCGCAGAACCTGCCCCAGGACGGTGGGCTTCACCTTGCCCTTGAGGTCCGTCCCGCCGTTGAAGCCGCCGGAGCCGTCGTAGGTCGTGCTCTCGATGTCCTTGTCGATCTGCGTTTGCAGGTCGGACAGCGGGACCTGAACCGAGCCCAGCCCAAAGGAGTTCTCCCCGGTGCATTGCCCGTCCCACAGGACGCTGTAGGCGGCATAAGAGGTGGAGCCGCGGGGGCCTTGCAGGACACGGGCTTGCGCCCCGTCCCACCCCCACGCCTTCCACAGCGGGTAGTTCGCCGCCTTCCAGTCGCTGTCCACGGCGATTTCGATGCCGTTGCCGTAGGCCGGCAGGGACTTCCCCCCGATCCGGCCGTCGGCGAACATCTCCCGCTTCACCACCAGAGCGACCTGAACCCGGCCGTCATATTCCCGGTTGGGGGCAGTCGGGTCGTTGGCGGCCAGGGCGATGTCGCGGGTGGAGAGGTAGAGGGGGTGGAGCGCCCCCATGCTGTCGCGCGGGAACAACTCCACCAGGTACTGCAGGTCCTGGGAGACGCTGAGGGTCGTGACCATGGCTTATTGTCCGTAGGTGCCGGTTCGGCGCGGGCGCGCGTCTCGGTCTGCCGCCTCTGTCCGGAGCTTGGACAGTTCGGCCGCTTGCTTCTTGTTCACGGTCTTCAGTTCGCTGTTTTCGTAGACGAGCGCCTTGAGCAGGTCGACGGCATCGTCCAGGCGGCGCTCCATGCCCCTGAAGTCCACCGTCACACCGCCGGAGCCGCCAGACTGCCCCCGGAACGGCACGACGTTGCCGCCCCACCGGTCGTTCGCCGCGCCCCAGGACCGGGCGATGTCCATGCTGACGGAGTGCGGGTAGACCCGCTCGCCGCCCGCCATCTGGACAAGCTCCCTGCCCTGCTCGCCCACCCAGGCCATGCCCGGAGGGGCGCTGTCGGTTCCGGTGGCGAAGCCCGGAATGGAGCGCGTCCCGGCCAGCACCTCGCCGATGCCGTAGGCCTTGAACCAAGCGGCCAAGTTGAACGACGGATCGTTCGCCCGCGCCGCCTGGATGTCGCTGAACCCGCCGAACGCTGCCTCAATCTGAGCGTTCGTGTAGGACTCAAGGACAGCCCGCTTAACCTGCGCCTGCGTCCCGCCGTCCTGCGTGGTGGACCACTTCAGGATTTCGGACGAGTTGCCGCTGTTGATGCCCTTCAGGATCGCAGCAATGTCGCTGGGGACGACTTGCAACGCCTTCAACATGTCCTCTTGCACGCTGAGCTGCTTGTTCAGCGTCGCCAGAGACTTCGTTGCCTCCTTCGCCTGGATGGAGGCGACCGTTTCGACATCGCCAAGGCTGTCTTGGACGCCCTGGAATATCTCAGCGTAGCCTTCACTGCTGGCGTAGTAGGCCTTGGCCTGATCCAGATAGGTCTTGGCAAGGTCGTTGACCTTCCCCGCGGCGTCGATGTCGCCTTCCTGCGCTGCCGTTATGGCCTTGCTGTAGGCCTGGAAGGCCGCGTCAAGTTTCTGTTCCGGCGACAGCGGGGACATGTCGCTGGTTAGCAGAGATGCCCTGTATGCCGAGATGGATTGCGCCGTCTTCGACCACTGAGACTGCGCTTCCTTTGCTGTGGCGATCTGCTCCTTGAGAAGGTCAATTTCGGCGCTGACGTTATCCTGTCGGATTTTCGCGAACTGCGTTTCGAACTGCACCCCGCTTTGCATCTGCTTGGCGAGGTTGCCGATGTCGCCGCCGAACGTGGCGACCACGTCCGAAAGCTGATCGTCACGCAGCGTGCGGAGAAGCTCCGTCAGGCTGACGTTGAACAAGTCCTGAGCCCGGTTGACCGGCTCGCCTACCGCCAGAAGCGAGCGGGCGTTGCCGTCCAGCGTCTTGATGAAGCCCTGGATCGTGTTGATGTAGCCACGCCCCCCGGTCTCCCGGATTTGCTGGTCAAGCGATCCGCGGAGGTCCGCCGCCATGCGAGCCGTCGTCTCCTTCTCGATGGCGTTTACCGTCGCCACGATGGCCGGATTGAGCCGTTCGGCCGCCTCCCGCATCGCCTGGAACTGGCCCTTCATGCTGGCAACCGCGGTCTCCACCTCCGTGTAGGCGACCGGGTTGCGCAGCGTGTCGAGGTAGGACACGAGTTGATCGGAGGCCAGTTGGACATAGGCCTTGTCGATCCCGAGCTTTTTGGCCCGCTCCAGTTCTTCGAACATGGGCGCAAGGCTTTCGGCCGTCGTCTCCTTGGCCGACTTCGTGACGCCGTTCAGAGACTTGTCGAACTCCCGCAACGCCGTGTTGCCGGCGTCGATTGAGGCGCCCAACGCCACGTCCTTCCCGAACTCCTCCGCGTCCTTGTTGGTCGAGTTCCGAAGCGCCGCAAGGGTGTTCGTCCCGCCACCGACAAGGCCGCCCTGGTCCAGTAGCGCGTACCGGACCATGCCCGCGAAGTCGTCGCCGAACTTCTTGTAATCGACAGAACCGGCGATGTAATAGCCGTCCTTGGCAGTCTGTCCGAACCCGAAGTTCTTTGCCAGAGTGCCGCCTCCGGCCGCCGCCGTAGTGAAGATGGACGAGATGTACTGCCCGAGCGCCCGCCCGGCTTCCGCGTCTCCTTCGTTGTCCGTCAGGATGTTGCCGTAGGTGGCCGACCGGCCGCCGCTGTTGATGGTGACGTCCGCCGACGCCGTCTTTCCAACGGACGGCTTCTGTGTGCCGATCAGGCCGCCCAACCCACCGCCGGCACCGCCGATAATCGCGCCGAGCACCGTCCCGACGCCGGGGAAGAGGAACGTCCCCGCCAAAGCACCAGCCGCCGCACCGCCACCGGCACCGACCAAAGCGCCCATGCCCTTGTTCTGGACGTTCAGAAGCGAAGGCAGCATGGACCCGACGCCGAAGCCGATGCCAGCGGCCCCGAGGTATGCGGACAGACCAGTTCCAGCGGCAACGCCGCCAGCCGCGCCTCCCGACGATCCAGCCGTAACCGTTGGCGCTGCCGTAACGGCCAAACCAGGGTTTGCCGCCTGAAGCATGGCCGTCTGCGAGGCCAGGACGCTCGCTGAAGGCGTAAGAACCGTCTGCCCGGCAAGCATCGTCGCCGGGGCGCCGATGCCCAGTGCCGAATAGCCAAAGCTATCGATTGCCCCGGTTATGCCGCTGGTCCACGACGACGGCATAAACTTCGACCCGAGCGACAGCATGTTGCCCATGCCGCCGCCGTTCTGGTTGGCCGCAGAGCCGCCCGGAGACTGGATGCCGAACAGCGAGGGCATGGAGCCGACCAGCTGCATGGTGATCGGCAGGACGATGTTCTGGTTCAGCATCTCCACGGCCAGGCGCTTCGCCCAGTTCTTGAAGAAGTCCAGAGCGTCTCCGGCCTTGGCCTCGCCAGTGATCTGGTCCCACAGGTTCTCAGAGATGTCCTTGCCGATGTCGGTGGCGACGCGGGCAACGTCCTGCTGGTATTTCTCCAGTTCTCGGACCGCTTCCTCGTCAGCCTTGGCCTTGGCCTTGCGAGCCTCGGTGCTGTCGTAAAGGGCGCCGGCTTCCTGCTTGACTTTCGACAGGTAGGCGTCCATTTCGGCGCCCGACAACTTGCCGCGGTACTGAAGCTCGAACTCCAACGCCTTGTTGGATACGAAGCGTTCCCGCTCCGACTGCGAAAGCGCCGCAGCCTCACCCTTCAGCCGGTCAACATACTTGTCGGCCTGATCGATGGTCTTCTGGCGCTGCTCGGCGCGGCGTTCGGCCTCCGCGGCATCCTGCTCGGCCGCTCTGGTCGCCTCCTCCTGCGCCTTCTTCTGGTCCTCCAGCTGGTCGATCTGCTCCTGCCGAGCGACCGCCTGATTGATCAGCGACTGCGTGCCCGCATCGATCTGCGTCCGCCCCGCGGCATGCGCCTTGGACAAGGCCTCCATCTCCAGCTTGGCGCGCAGCTTGGCCGCGCTCGACTTGTCGAACGTCGACACCTCGACGCCAAGCTCAGTGATCTGCTCCCGCAGCCCTTCGCGGTATTCCTCGATGGCGTTCCGCGCGTCGCGGAGCTTGCTGTTGCCCTGCTCCGTCCGTACCCGCGTCTCCCGCGCGCCGTCGTTGTACTGACCCAAGGTTCCGCGCAGGACTTCAATCTCCTGGCGCAACTCCTTCACCTTGTCCGCCTTGAACAGGTAGACCATGGCGGCGCCGCTTGCTGCCGCCGCATCCGACGTGCTGAGCAGCCCGGCCTCGATCGACTTCAGTTCCGCCTCAGCGACTGATAGACGCTTCTGCGCCGCGTCCACCGCCGAGCGGCTTTCTGCCTCGAGGGCGGCGCGTGCGCCATTGGAGGCATCACGCAGCCCCTCCGACGCCTTCTTCGCGAACTCCAAGGCCTTCGCGTAGTCGTTGAAAGAGGTGGTGGTATCAACCGCCGTGCCGCCCGCCTTCTGCAGAGCGCCAATCATCACGCCGCCGACATTCACCACCGCACCCAGCGCAGCGCCGAGCGGGCCGAGCGAGCCCAGCAGCTGACCGAGCTGCATGCCGGCCGCGGTGGCGACATTGCCGCCGTTCGCCATCTGATTGGCGAAGTCGCTGACCTGCCAGCCTGCTTGCTGAACGACGCC